CCAGGACATTGCCCGCATCGAGGCTTGTATTGAGCAAGCCAACATCGCGCAAAACCCAAACGAGCGGAACGGATACGACGCGCTAAGGATACTCACCGAGCTAACGCCGAGCCTCTCGACCGAGACCTACAAACCACTGGCTAGCCTGTCGAGCATCGAGGAAGCACTAGACGAGGGAACGCGCCGAGTAGCCCAAGCCTTCGCGCCCGCTATGCCCAAGGCTACCGACCCGCTATAATCCCATCAGGCGCAACCTCCCGCGCCTGTTTCTCCAAGACTTAAAACGGGGCCTCACAAGCCCCGTCTTTTTTGCTCTCCGGTGGTCACGGATTTTTTTCGGCCTCTTGGCCTTTGGCGCCCCATCTAAATTGTTTTAAAACGCGCTCTATGATCGCCTCTCTTTCCAATGGATCAATTACCTTTTCCATTTCGGGCGGCAAGAGCCGTTTTTTGAACGTGCCCATCGGCGCGTAGGTAGGATCAAACCACTGGGGAAATTGAGCTGCGACCATGTAGCTTTTTTTGTCTGCCAATCTGCTCAACAAAGCTCGCGCTTTGTGCGGGCGGCGTTCCATGTAGTAGTTATACCACTCGACCGCTTCCGGTCCGTCTTCAAGCGTCCACCCCATCGTGTCGTCGCTATTTTTGAACCGGATCATGTAATCAAGCTCCGCTCGGTCCTCTGGGGGCATGGGGTGTTTCGGTTGAAATGTCATTGCACTGTCTCCCTGTTCGACCAAAACTCATTGAGGAACGCTTGCCGCTCCTCGTCGGTCATTTCGGAAATGTGTTTTTGTTTAGGTCCACCGACGCCATTTGTTTTCGCGGCGGTCAAGAAACCTTCCCATCGCGCCCGTGTGATATACCTTACCGCATGAATTGGACGGTAATCGGGATTGGCTCGGCAATAGGCTGTAAAACCCTCAAGCCCCTCGGTAGCCAATTTCCGGTCTTCCTCGCTGAGCCGCTTCCACGCGGTGAAAGCCTCTTTCTTGCTCATGTTGGCGTCCTTTGGGTATTTACTCCAAAAGACTTCAAAATCTTCTCCGTATTGGGTCCGAACTTGTTTCGGACTATTAATTCTTTTCTTATCTGTCTCTGTATCTGTCTCTGTCTCTGGTGTAGCATCTTGATAGCGTTCTGCTAGCACGTTGCTATCATCTGATATTATCCAATCTTTACAAAGACTTACTAATTTTGCTATCTCCTTGCTAGCAAGCCGCAAGCGAAATGCTAGCGTCTCGATATCAGGCAAATTTCCCTCGTTCTCGGAAGCGATCAGCCAACAAGAGACAAGAAACTTTGCCGCCTCTGGCTCAAGCAAGTGCCAGTTTCGGTCATTGAGAAGATCACGATAGAGCTTAATCCAAGGCGGTGCTCCGCGCCCTGTTTGATAGTGTTGGAACTTAGTCCAATTTTTGATTGACAACATCAGACAATCCTTAGTTGCCCGACGCGCCCCATAATGCTATAAGTTGGGAGCAATCGGGACGGGTGGCACGTCCCCAATTCAGGCCGATGGAGCTGCTAACTCTGTCGGCCTTCTCTTTTCTACATCAGTTTGCGTTGTTATTCAAACGATTAAGCGCCGCCGCTTCAGCCGCTTGGAAGTCCAAATCAGCCATTAGCTTGTAGTAATGAAGCCCTGCGGCTATCAGGTTTCGCATACTGTCAGACTCTGTATTGATGCGATTGTCCCACCGCCATTGCGCGATTTCAGCCCACTGCTCTGTGGATAAAATGACAACTTTCCGAACATTCTCAGACACTTGCGTCTCCTTTTGTGCCTTTTGTTAATGATAGCCAAAATATACCTATTGCAATCATGGTTGACAAGTGTCGCCTTTACCCTGTAGATGTCATGCAGAGGTGATTTGGATGTCCCAAGAAAAACTTGATGAGCTTGCACAAATTGTCGCTGAGTTTCGTGAGAAACTTGGGCGTTTTGAGGTGCCGGCGCGTGAAAGGGCAATCCTTAGCATCCTTGGCGACTTGTTGGTGAATGTCGATATGACGAGCCGCGACATTTATTGGGCTAAACGCGATCTAATTGAAGACAACATTTATGAAATAGCGGAGAGACGCAAATGAATGACTTTTCCCCTGAAGCGCGACGTTCAGGGTGGTGGGCAACAGACAGCCGCAGAGCCGTCTCTGGTCACTTAGTGGACGTCATATTGGAGAAACGTGGCGAACAGGATCGCCCCGACCTATCACACATCGAGGCCGTGCAGATGGGCCTCAGACTTCAAGACACAATCGGCAAGATATTCGAAGAGCAGACCGGAATAGGCGTTCGTCCTTTTGACGGCGAGGGCATACACAAGACAGAACCTTGGCTCAAAGCGCACACCGATTTTACCACTGGGGACGGTGGGTTGCTTGAGGTCAAGAACTACAACGCCGCTTACACCAAACAATTCTCAGGCCCTGACGAGCCTCTCCAGATACCGGAGACGGATTACATTCAGTTGGTGCATGAGGCGACCGTCTTTAACGTGCCGCATATCTACCTAGCCGTGCTCTTCGGTGGGCAGTCCTTCAGGCATTACAAGCTCGAAGTCACCGACCAGATGAAGGATGAGTTCATCCAGAGGGCGGCGCAATGGTGGGCATCGTGTGCGCCAGACGTGCCAATGCCACCCGCAGAAACGACCGACCAAGCCAAGAAGCTCTACCGCGAGACGGTGGATGATGCGGTGGTATCGACCCAACAAGTCGAGGTAGCGGTTGCAGCTCTTAAGGAAATTAAGGCGCAGATCAAAGATTTGGAGAGCAAGGAAGAGCAAGTCACGGTGATGTTGCAAAACTATATGCGCGACAAGACCGCGATTGTAACGCCCTACTCCGAGACGCTTGTAACGTGGAAGGCGGCAAAGGAAAGCCGCTCGTTCGATAGCAAGCTCTTTGCCCGCGAGATGCCAGACCTTTACGAGAAGTTCGTAGTCACCAAGCCAGGCGCACGGAGGTTTTTAGTAAAATGAGCGCACTAGTCCCATTTAATGAACAAGAGCGTATGGCAGAAGTCATCGCTAAGTCAGGTATGTTTGGCCTGAAAGATACGACTGCCGTGCTTGCTCTGATGGCAGTAGCACAAGCCGAGGGGCGGCATCCCGCCTCTGTCGCTAAAGACTATCACATGATCCAAGGCCGACCGGCACTCAAAGCCGACGCAATGCTTGCACGGTTTCAGCAAGCCGGTGGCTCTGTGCAGTGGACGACTTACAAGGACGAACAGGTGAGCGGCATCTTTTCTCACCCGCAAGGTGGTTCTTTGGAAGTCACTTGGACGCTTGCACAGGCCAAGGCAATTGGTCTGGCTACCAAAGACAACTGGAAGCTCTACCCTCGCGCTATGCTGCGTGCGCGTGTCATCTCAGAAGGTATCCGCTCTGTTTACCCTGCCGTGATTGTTGGCGAATACACTGTCGAAGAAGTCACTGACTTCGATGTGAAGCCGATAGTCACAAAGGAAGTGCCTCAGATTGAGATCATGGATGAGATTGAGGAAGAGGGCGAATACTTGCCGTTCTACGTTCCTAATCCTGACGGCACGCTCAAGCTCTATGCGAAGTGCAAGACGGATGACGAGTGGAAAGAAACCTATAGGGATATGTGTTACAAGATAAACAATTCTAAACTTGCAGAAGACGTTAAACTTAACAAACTCTATGACCTTCAAGCCGCTAATGAAGATTTGTTGAAGAAGTTTTTTGACAATGTGGAAAGGTAAGCCGATGGCTGCGAAGTTTCAGTTACGCCCTGGACAGGGCAATCTCCTCACATCCGAGAAGAAGTCAGAGAAGTCACCAGACTTTCGCGGCGAGATTATCCTCGACAAAGATTACTCTGCCGGTAGCTCAATCACTATTGCCGGTTGGAAGAAGACAACGCCTAAAGGTTACCTCATCAGTCTGGCTATCGACAAGCGCCAGAACGAAGACAAGCAATGGCCTAAGCCTGTCGGTGGACGGGATGACGACAACACCGTGCCTTTCTGATGTTCCTTTTTAGGAGTGCAAAATGTTTTTTAAGAAAAAACAACGAAGGCAATACAACATCATTTTTGGAGATGGGTCATCGCGCATAGTCAACGGTCATTACATGACACCGTTGGGAGAATTGATGACCATCACTGAAAAACATGAATATGGTGGAGTTTCTGTAGTTTATGCCGTCCCAATGGAGCGCGTAAAAGAAATTTTTATGATGGGATGGGTAGATTAATGGGTAAGATGCAACGTAACAAAGGAGCAGAGTTTGAGAGAGCCGTAGTTATGACTCTCAAGGCTCGCGGCTATGATGCAAAACGCAATCTCGATCAAACACGCGACGGTGGTGGGGATATAAATCTCCCCGCCTACCTGATCGAGTGCAAGCGCAGAGCAAAAATCAGTGTCTATGAGTGGCTGGAACAAGCAGAGAAAGCCGCTCAGGAACATCAAATACCTGTCGTCGTTGCGAGAGCAGACCACAAGGACGCAATCGCAATACTCAAATGGACTGATCTACTGGGGATGATGGATCATGCGGAAATTGCTGAGAAGCCTTACGACCCTATGGTGGCACCTGACCAAGCCAAGGGCTCCCTCTGAAATAAAAGCTCTGCAAAAGCGTTTGCAAGAAGCCAGACGCAAGCATCAGAAGACACGACACATCGAGGCGCAGATACGCGCAATCACGACTATGCAACTGCGTGATAGTTTAGCGAGGTTTAAATGACAGGCTTTCAGAGCAAAAAGACATTACGCCATGCGGATGACGTTACACTCAATCACCTGATCGACTTGCGTAAGTTGGAAACAGAGAACGAGCGGTTGCGCCTTGCTCTGGAGGACATCGCGGATTTTGACGGAGGGGACGTTACAAAACTTTGGAAAGAAATGCGCGAAATTGCCCGTGCCGCGCTGAAGGAGAAAGAATGATGGAGGTAGTAAAAATTGGCAACGCAAAGCCTGACGATGTAGTCATAGAAGAACTTGAGACTTTATTGAGACAAGCCAAAAATGGAAAAATCAGAGCCATTTATTGCGCTGTGTCATTGATAACAGAAGAAACGGCATGGGTATGGGCTGGCTCATCGGATCGGTTTACTGCTTTAGGTGTCATTTCCAGAATGATATATAACATCAATAAAAAAATGGACGAGGAGGCTAAAGATTGGAACCCTGAATTGGAGAAAGAGTGATGGACATCGTTAAACGGTTGCGAACGGAACCTCCGACATATCAGTTGATTGGCGATGCCGCGATAGAAATTGAGCGATTGCGGGAAGCGTTGCAAGAAATACTGAAAACAAATCACATGGATTACGTGCTGATGAAAGAGATCGCCCGCGCCGCGTTGAAGGAGAAAGAGTGATGTACAAATCTGCTTTGTGGTCAGAAAAGCAGAAGACGACTTGCGTCGAGATGGCAAAGCAGGGCTATACGAGCCGTGAGATCAGTGCCGCTATCGGGCGCACCAAAGGTTCAATCATTGGCTATCTGCACCGCCTCGGCATCAGGATGTCTGACTACAACCCCAAGGGCAGACCCAAGACACCCGCACCCTACAAGCCACGGGTAAAGAAAGCAGTTCATCAGGAAAAACCCAAAGAAATCAAGCAGGTAGGTGACATCTCTTTCTGGAGTGTCAAGACCTTCGAGTGTCGTTACATCACGCATAAGACAGACAATATCTGGGAAACTCGGTGTTGTGGACGCCCTACCTTACATGGAAGTTGGTGTGACAAGCACCGCAAAATTGTGTTCAGACCAAAGGAAAAAGCAGCATGACAAAGGCATTTGTAGCGACACCAATGTATGGGGGACAGTGTTACGGGTTCTACACCCAGAGCATGATGATGCTTCAACTCGGTATGCAACAACGTGGTTGGCAGATGGCATCGTCTTTCATGTTCAACGAAAGCCTGATCGAGCGTGCGCGTAACTCACTGGCTCATGCGTTCTTGAAAACAGACTGCACACATTTGCTCTTCATTGACGCTGACATTCGCTTTGATGCAGGTCAGGTGCTTGCGCTCTTTGAGGCTGACAAAGACATTATCTGCGGCATCTACCCTAAGAAAGAAATCAACTGGGAAGAAGTTGTAAAGGCAACCAATAACGGTGTGCCGATTGAACAATTAAAGCATCACACAGGATCGTGGGTTGTAAACCTTGTGGGCTATGAAGGCACTGTCACTGTGCCGCAAAACGAGCCGGTAGAAATCTGGGCCGGTGGCACAGGCATGATGCTCATCAAGCGTCACGTCTTTGAGAAGATGCGCGAGGTAGTGCCATCATACAAGAATGACGTGGTTGATCTTTCAGGGCAGAATAAACCGCAAGAGGTGATCCACCAGTTCTTTGCGTGCAGCATCGAGCCTGGCACTGAGCGTTTGTTGTCAGAGGATTATCACTTCTGCCGCACTTGGAGAAACATGGGCGGCAAGCTCTACGCAGCTCCGTGGATGAACCTTGGTCACTGCGGGTCTTATATCTTCGAGGGTCAGCTTATTGCGACGCCATCCGAAGCGCCATCGCCTTGACCTCTTCTACCCTTCTCTGCCATCCTTTGCCAAAGGTAGGCCACGTCTTCAAGGATTGAAGGAAATGCAGACGTTCTTCACAGAACTGCTCAACAAGCTCCGCAGGGTCACGTTGCTCTGCGGCAGCTATTGTAAGCGCACCTATGACGCCATCCGCAGTAACATTCAAAGCTCTCTGGATGAACTTGACCGCTTGTGACGGGCCAGAGTTTACCGCGCAATCAAACACGCAGTAATCAACGCCTCTTGGGAGACGATCTGCTTTAACCTTCTCCCAGTAATTTTTCTTGTAGAGCGGTGCAACATCATCTGGGCCTAGCGCCCGCATAGCCGCCTCATCAACCTCATGCCCGACATAGGCTTCCCATGTTTTCTTGGTCACACCAAGATTGGTCATGCCACCAGGGTCTTGAGGATGATTAACGAAACCACCCTCATGCTTGAGCACAAGGGCTAAACACTGCTCAAAGTTATCGGTCATTTGCTTGCAACGCCTTTGACTTTTTCAAAGGTTCTCAAGCCACCCAAGCCCAGCAATGCCCAGACTAATTCCATCAATGAGGCATCGAGAGTAGGCAGATCATGTGCCCCTGCACCAACGGCAATTGGACGCACGATATACTGATAGGCAAGACCAGCCGCGCCAATCCAACCAATAGCAGGGCGCCAACCGCTAACGAACAGATTAGGATTAGCCGCTTCAACAGCATTGGTGTCTGTTTGTTGCTTGTCCCAATCCTTGAGAGAGTTTCTGAGGTCTGCTTCATACTGAGCCTTTGCGTTTGGATCAGGAACAAACTTGTCCAGAACTTTCAAACCGGCGGCAACTGCATCGTCAATACCGAAAGCCATTACCTACATCCCCACCGCCGACGAGCTGCTTTGCCACGCTCACCTTTCCACT